TGAACCTAAAAACTCAGGCTCAAATTCAACACGAAATTGTTCTAAACTAGTGTTTGCAATTGTCTGTGCCTTCCATACTTCGTCTCTACCAGGGACTTCTGACCAGTGCACCTCTGTGGGTATATATCCGTTTTTGCCCCGTTCTGCGTCATGCCACATACGGTAGAAGTGATTCATACCTCGTGGTGTAGAAACTATAATAACTTTTGTAGTTTTTCCTGAAGAAATAGTTGGATAAACTGAAGCAAAGAAATCATCAGCAATATGATTTGGAATAAATGCAAATTCGTCAAGAAATATTATATTATAAGAACCCCCACGAACAGCAGAAGCTGATGTTGAGGCTGCCATAATTTTAGATCCATTTTCTAATTCTAAACTACCTCGGTTCCACTGAAGAACACCTTGTTGCATCCATTTCGGTAAATTTTCATAAGCGAGTTGTAATCTCTGAAGCAAATCACGAGCAGTTGATGCCTTGTTTGCTAAGATTGCAATATTTGCACTATCATTAAATAGTGCATAATGTAAAAGATAAGATACTGCTGTAGAAGATTTTCCAGTTTGTCTAGGCATTTTACAGATATTAAATCTGTGTTTATGAAAATTATTAATTAATCTTTCTTGAAATGGGTATAAAGTAAACGGAACTAGTCCATAGTCTAACGATACTATTTTCAGATAAGAATTTGCAAAATATACTGGGTCATCCTTACATTTTAAAAACTCAATAATTTGCTCTTCAGACCACTGAATCTGAGTATTTGCTCTTTTTAAATTTGGATTAGATAGATAGGCATCTCGTTGCTGAAGCTGAATATCCTCAATTGCCATATTAACAATTCCACTTTCTTAGTGCTAATGCTTTTCTCGTTGGTCGCCCCTTTTCATCTTTCATAGGTCCATCAACTCCTCCCATACGAGCACAGAATGATTTTCTACGCTTAGCATCCTTAGATCCTGGTTTTAATTTTGATGGTTTTGTTGTAACGGCAGTTTGTAATTTTGATCCTGGATTTTGTCTTCTATAAGATGCCACTCCAGCAGCATTTAAACCACCTTCTGGATTTTTACCTTCTTTTCTTTGCCATGCAGCGGATGCCTCAATCATGAATTTTGAATATGATTTTAATTTGTAAGAATCCGCAAGTTTAACACCAGAAGTATTTGGAAGACTTACAGCAGCAGCCTTTTTCTTTTGCAAATCAACTGCCTTTGGTCCAAGTTGTGCCGCAGCAGATGGTGTCAAAGCACCAATACCTCTAGAAGGTTTCCCAATGTCAAAACTAATTTCCTCCTTCACTGGAACACAATTTGGAACCATTTTTTTACCCTTTTTCTTCATACCTTTTGCAGTATATCCGTCCCAACATGCCTCAGATACTTCTTCATCACTATCAAGGTAATCTGAGGCAGTATCAATATAATCTGTCGCTTTAGTTATTTTTGATTGGACCCAGGCGGGAAGTTGTTGATTTCCTTTTTTTATATTTTTTCTTAATAAAGAAACTGCCTTCATAATCGTACCAAACTCACTTCTTGCCATGTATCCTTCATCGTCCTTTTCCTTACCACTTTCAATCTCTTTATGATTCTCTTTTATCTGTTTATATTCTTTGGACTCATTTGCAGGATGAACCTGAGCAATACTAAACTTTATTTGATTTGAAGAAAGACTCGAAGGGGATGAAAACATATCCCAATATTTCGGTCCATATTTACATTCATCTCTGGTTTCATCCTTTTCACATTTGGGGCAATATCTTATTCCCATTTCTTCTGATAGTGGATCGTTTGAAATCAAACTTGCCCTTTTATCAGAAGAAACGCATTTTGGAGTTTCATCTTCATCATCTTCTTCACGAGCACATGGTTCTCCGGAAATAACTTCAACCCAACCAGGTTTTCCATCAACTGATTTCGATCCCTTAAACCATTTATGAAGAGAACCCATTTATAAAATATGTTTTATTCTTTATTATTTAGAAAACCTTGTTTTAGTATTTTTGATAATTCGGATGTTGATCCAACAAATACCGCAGTATTAGTAATGTTGTTAGATATTTTAGTATTATCGTCCTGAACAGCTCTTAATTTTTTCTGTAAATCTATAAGTTTATCTGTAGTGTCTGCAACGCTCTTAATTAATTGTCCAGCAACTTCATATGCTCTTGGACTTCCCCCATCACTTGCAAGTTCCATAATTCCATTAATTGCCTCTTGCCCCTTTTCGATAAGTGAATATAAATTTGCTCTTGTATATTCATAATCTTTTTTAATATCATCGTTATGACTTGGAATAATATTAATAGGAGTAATTGAATTATCCACCTGGACAATATTACTTTCTACATTTAATGCTTTTTCTAAATTCTCATAATTGTTTTTCATAATATTAGTTTAAATATCCTTTTGTTGAGTCGGGCTATATGTTTTACTATCAGAAAAAATTTCTAATGTTTCATTAAATCCAAAGTCATCATCTGGATCTGCATCATATGGATCTGGAGTTACTGTATATCTCATTTCTCGTTTCGCAATGGAGGTATCTGTTCCTGTATATAAATCGACCTGAACTTTTCTGATAAGTCCGTCTGTGCTGTCTGCAATAGAACCAAATAGATATGTTTTTGCGGTGAAAGACAATGTATAGATAAGTGCTCTTCTTGTTGAGAAATCTCCCTCATAATCATCTTGAAATGAAATACTGTCTAAAATCATTGGAATATCTCTTTTTTCTCCAATAGATTCAACTAAATCAACAGTTACATTAAATGCTGGTTGAAAATAAGGTAAAATTTGTTCTATAATTTGTAGAGCATCATCATTTAATTTACATAAAATATTAAGTTCAAATCCAATATTATATGGGACAGGCATAAAAACTTTCTTAATATTATTTCCATCATCACAAGTTTTAAAAGTTTGAACTATGCTTGATTTTCGAGTTGGATCATATGAAATAGAGTTCATCTCAAATGACATTCTTGGTAGAGTTATTGCAATTGGTTTATTTAATTGTGACTGTTGTGTAATTTTTGCCAAAAACTTTTGAGAAGGTCCATATGAAATTGGAACTTTCATTTGTGAAATATTATTATTATTTGAATCTTTATGCTTTATATCAATATTATTAAAAAGTGTTCCAAATGCAATTATTGTTTTTCTAATAATACTGTGATAATAATAATTTCCTAACATTAATATGTACCGAATGGGTTTGATTCTGTAAAATCTAATATTTTATCTGATTCTTCTTGAATATCATCATTTTTTGAATATCCTTCAGTAATGCTAGTGTCTGAGATATGTGATTTTAATTTATATATTGCTGAAGAACTAGATCCTACAATATTTTCACCTTCACTAAATGTACCATTATTTAGATAAACTCTTAATATTTTATCAATATCTGCTCCAGGATTATCCCAACTCTTAACTTTTGCAGTTACTCCGGACAAAGAACCAGTTACTTTTTCTGATATTATATAAGTACCAAATCCAATAGTTGTATCTGGTGGAGATACTGTTATTGTTGGTAAAGATGTATATCCAGATCCTGCATTAATTAATAGAATTTCTGATAATCTTCCCGAATATATTCTTGCAACTGCTGTAGATGTTGTTCCTGAACCGGTTGGTCCTGATATAGTTATTGTGGGGGTAATATAATAACGATCACCCTTATCAATTATATTAATAGATTTAATGCAACCAGATGATATACCTGCGGTTGCTATAGCACCAGAACCATTACCACCAATAATAGTTACTGTTGGTGGTTTAATATATCCATATCCACTATTTGTAATTAAAATTTCTTTTACAGAATTAATTCCATTAATTGATGTTGTTATAGCTACAGCTGTTGCAGTTTTTAAAAAATCTGAAGTTGAAATTGTACCAATAACAGAACTGGTATCTTCATTTCCTTCTGGAGAACTTATTATAATATTCGGTATTTTAGTATAATTATATCCATCATTTAATAAAGTAATCGAACTTACACCTTTCCTTGTATTAATAATTGCTTCACATTTTGCAGATTCTCCAAACGAAATTAATTTTAAATCTGTGATATATCCTACTTCTTCGATAGTATCATCTATTGAATCAATTCCTGTATTGATTTCTTCATCCTCATATTCAAACAATTCGCATAGAATTTCATATATGTAATTTTTTCCAAGTTGATAAAATGGTTTTTCAAATTCAACTCTTTTTATCTCAAATAACCTTTCTCCTAACGGAAAGTATATCAAATCACCTTCTTTTGGTCTATCTATAATTTCTAAATTTTCTCCTGGATAGTAATTTCTCGAAATTGACATTATTTCTGATAGAAATGGTGATATAAATTCTTCAAATCTTTCTTTGGATATTGTTAAAGTTATTTCATTTTTAAGACTTATTCCAAATTTAGACATAATATCTGAACCAGTAGAAGATCCCTCATAATTATTAAGATATGCCTCTATTATAAAACTATCATTAAATTTTGATGATTGGACTTCATTTAGTATTCTATCAGTCTTCAATAATTTTCTTGGGATATAATAAACTTCTATCCCATATATTCTCAATTGTTCATTAATTAAATCTTGTATTAGATTTTGTTCTCCTGAAGATCCTTGAAGAAAAAATGGATTTAAGGACATAATTATTTCTATCCAATAAAATCATATGGTGGAAGTTCGTAATCCATTGACATTCTTTTTTGAATCTCATCAAGTTCTCTTTGAGCATCTTCATAGAGTTCTCGTCCATTTAATTCAATTCCACCAGGAAGTTTAACTCCTCTAAATTTAATCAAATTCTGACCCCACTGTCTTTTGATAAGTGCAGTTAAATATCTTTTAAGAAAACTGTCATTATAAATCTGTGAAAATGATTCTGGATCAAGTGCTCTGTAACAGTCTAAAACTATAAAGTTTCCAACCGATTGTGATCCCCAATCAATATCTAAATATAATCTATCTTGTCTTTTATTAAATCTTATTTGTTTTTGAGTGTTCAATAAAAAATCCAAATCTTCCAAATATGTTTTAACCATTGCATAACTTAATATCT